TCACTATCTAAACCTGTATTCCACAATCTAGTATTTTCTTCACTAACAGGATCCTTTTGATTAAGAGTTGTTAATGAGTTTTCAATATACCAACCGCCTTTATCTTGGAATGCGTGTGACCATACTCTTTGCCACGGCATCTCTTCGCCATTAGAAGCAGGTAAGAACCTGATAACAGCATAACCATTACCAGTTTTATCTAGTTCAGGTTTCCAAAATCTGTCGTCTTGGTATTTGTTTTTGTTAGATTGGTCCTCTGGAGATAGTTTTGTTTCCAGAGCTTTTGTGATTGCGTCAAAATTACTTGACGATTGTTTTAATGATTCAAAGTCCATATTTTTTTCCTTGTATTAATTGTATTTGTGTGGCCTATATTAACGGCCTCAGTATTATTTATAAGAGTTTTAGCTCTCATTCTGCGTCCTTCGTGGGATTAGTTGGAACGCACCCACAAGCTTCCGGGAAGAGTCCAATATCTGATGAAGATTGGTCCCTACTCACAGCAAAATACGGTGTCTTCAGCCATTCGGCCATAACCCTCCGTACCCTCGCCTTTTGCCCTCTTAAGCAATATTCAGCCAGAAGGATTAACTTACTTGCAAATAAATTAACTTTACGCATATTAGTAATATATCAAATTCCAAGCCTATTGTCAAGCGTGGATTGATTGATATACTCCAAATTCTTTTTCTCTTTCCATTCGTCTATTGGTAGATTGGTCTTATCTCTACCATCATTATATTGGTTTACCTTAATAAACTTAGTATTAGGGTACCAGTCCATAAGTGTACGCCACTGTCTAATCCAGTTTACTGCTGGTGTAGGACCATTTTCTTTTGCCACATAATGTTTTGTACTCTTATACAAATTATTCACAAGATTCGTAGCACTATATAAATCGTGGCCAATTAAATATATTTCATCTGGTTGTTCTCTATGAATAGCTACATAACCTGCACTTGCACCACAAGCCCAACCAAAATCTCTTTTTGCACCTTTACCATTATTCTCTACACATATGTCCGATAATGAAGTAGAATAATCTGGTTCTTTAATCCAAGATACCTTTATTGTAGAAGTATTTACATTCTTTTTGGCCTTTTCACCATTTCTTTTAATCAAATCAACAATGCCTTGTAATTTAGAACCGTGCATTACATATTCTTTACTATCACCTCTTTCATTTGATACTAACACCTCTTTTAGATGTTGTTCAGCCTCTAATTTTTCCATACCACCATAAATCATCATCTCATAGGTCATTGCTGGCACTTTAGTCCAATCTCTAAAGTAACAAGGTATCTTTTGTGCCATACCAGCGTGATAGATTTCGTGCATAATACCGTGGTCAACAGCAGTTAATACATCTGGTAAAAAATCTCTATAAATGGCATTGCAACCATAAATCTTTCCGTGTGGTCTCAGTTTTTCTAAGTTATAATCTTTACGACTTTCACCATTACCTATACAGAATACTCTAACCATTTACAAATACATCCTTCATAATCAATTTTGCCTGTGTACTATTGTAGTTTACAAATGGTTTCATTTTTTGTAACCTTTTGTATATCTCAGGCCAAACAATTTTTTCTTCAATCTTCTTATTCCATACCTTACTATACGATAGTATTGTATCAAGTATGATGGCGGTCTGGAGGTGAATTTTCTTTTGAATAAGTAATCGTAAAACTCTAGGATGTTGTCCGCTAGAAACATCAAAAGCGTCATCAAAAGAAATGCCCCTGCCATCAATATCATTACGAATAGCCACACAATCATTCCTAAAATGGTATTCAAATGATTCTTTATACTTTCTAAACTTGGTGTAATTCTCAGTACCTTCATTGTTTATTAAATTACCAACCCACTTACGACTATCAACAGCAAAATTACTAACAAAATAATCCAATATATCTCGCTCATTGTATCTTTTAGATAACTTATGAAAAAAGTACCTATCAGACCTTTTCGTAAAGCTTTCCAGGCTTGCCGTAACTCTTCCACCGTATTTGGAAAAATCATAACTATCGGTAGTAAAGTGGTTTTTAACTGCCAAATATATTTTAAAAACTTCAAATCCGCCATACATATTAATTCATTAAATACTTAGCACTTACAGGAAAATGGTCTTTTAAATGTCTTGCAATATGTTCAGTGACCACTCTTGTTTCTTGTTGTGCATCTTCCTTATTTCTTAAATTACAAACTCTAGCAAAGGCCATTAAACTACCTGACCAATACCATTCTGTCATCATATTTTGAGGTAAAACCATTCTTGCCATTTCTGGTGAAATATCTTCCTCTAACATTTGTTTATATACTACTTTACAAGCTTGTGTAATTTCAGTAATATCAAATTCTATTTCTTTGTCGCTACTACCTTGTTTTTTATTTTCTGGTTTACCACGCCAGATAAAAGGTATATAAAACTCTGGTTCACTATCTACATATCTGCGACTTACTTCATTCCAAATTAAACCAACTTGGTGTTTTACTAACTGTCTTGCTACAAAGATAGGTGCTTTAATTAAAAATTGCATACTTGCGTGACCAAAAGGTGACCAATGGTCATGCTCTGCCAAATACTTAATTAGTTTTTCATCTTTCTCATCAAATTCTGTTTTCTTTTTAGCAAATGATACTCGAGCTGCATTTACTACTGATAAGTCACTACCCATTTTATCAATTAAAGTTACATTCATTAAAAAAACCTTTCTAAGCTGTCTGTTGATATAAACTGTTCATTAATCCAATCTCTTTTACCATCAGCCCAAAATAAATCTTCTTTGTTTCCGTATATATCTTTTACTAATGGTCTGTTCCAATTTATATCATTGTTTCTATCTATTAATTTATCCTTGTCATCTGGTTTTCTAAACACTAGACAATATTCGTGTGTTTTTAAACAATTTAAATTGGTAATTGCTTGTACATAAAGAGGATGCCTTTTCGCTGGACTCATCTCTAAAATAATCTCATCATGGTAATCTAAATTTTGTTTCAAAATGTTTTTAGTATCACCAACAAAGTCATAAAACTTACCTTCAATTCTAAAGTTTGCCAATACAACTATAAAGAAACCACCTGGTTTTAAAACATCTGTACTTTTGTTTAATATGTTTTCATATGTTTTTAAAAATTCATCATAAGTTTTTATATCTGTTAATTGACCATCTGCACTATCATATTTTTCAATATTGAAATATGGTGGACAAGTCATTATCAAATCAGCCACACTTTTATGAAAGTGTTTATCTATGTTTTCACTGCTTTCATTAATCAATCTTAACTTACCTAGTGTTCTATCTTGTTTTAATTTGTCATATTGTTCTTGTGCTTCTTTTAGATTATCATTTAACACATCAAAACCAATATAGTTTCTTTCTAACAATGTACTAACTAATGGCCTTGAGCTTCTACCAGCAAAAGGGTCAATTATAAAATCACCCTTTTTAGACCACATTTCTAAAATTCTTTTTGCATATTCTGAATTAAACTTTGATAAAAATGTACCTCTACCCTTACCTATAAAATTATCAGTTGTGTTATTGTCATAAGACTTTTCATCATTTATTAAAAGGTCAATATTATTACCTCTACTGTATTCCCAAAATGACTTTGGCTCGTATGAGAATTCATATAATTTTTGTTTTCTCATTCTATCAGCATACTTCATACTGGTAGTTTTCCACCTTTCTCTATCTTAAGCATATTGGCGTTCATAGCCTCAACTTGGATTTTTTCTTTAAGTGATTTTGATATTAGACGGCTAGTTGTTTCAATTTCAATATTGTTCTCTTCACAATACCAAATTATAGCGTCCATATAAGTGATTGGTCTTTTATCTTTAACAACCTTCTCAATAATTAAACTAAATTCTTTGCTATTCATATCTATAATATATCACTTGTTGTTAAAAATGTAAAGCGTGGAGTGTTTCTGTTTCCAAGTACACTCCACAAAACTCAGTTGCCTAAATTAGGCAGCAAGGGCAAAATTTGATTCGCCGTTTGTAAATGCGTTTAAGTTCGCCAACTACTACTCTCTTATAAGTCTTTCAGCGCCTGTCGAACCTACCACACCCCCCAAAAACACACAAGGATTGTCTGTGTTAATCTCCTTATGTGTTTTTGGTGGAGGTGGAGGGAGTTGCACCCTCGTCCAGTTCACCTATTGCACTTATCGTCAACAAGTAATTCTTTAAATACCGTTACCACTAAGATTTGGATTTATTACGGTATCAAAACTAATAAACAGAATACAACTGTCTTTACCATCTACTGTTGAAGCAGTAAACATTTGACTGCCATCTTTTGGTTGCACCCAATGTGTTATATAATATGCCAATTCACCATCAGGATTTGCACCCGCTCTGCCATTTGATACACTAAAGATAATCATTTCTTTATCTCTAGCTACCTTTTTCACCTCTTCAGTTTCACCACATAATGCTGGAAAAGTTCCACTGTACAATGTAGGTAAATCTTCATTTGCATGTGCTACAAATGAGAAGAGCAATAATATTGATATTACTATTTTTTTCATGTGCCTCCTGCGATAAAATATGGGCACTATATCTAATTATGATGATACTTTATCTTTTGTTAAGTTCTCATAATATTTATAAAAATATTTAATTGCTTCTTCTAATTTAGGTTCAAATTCTTTTCTGTCTTTAACAAAAGCTCTAGCAGCTCCGTCTTCACTTGCCATTAAAATTACAATCTGTTCAATTGGTGTACCAAATAACTCTTCATACATTAATGAATATGCTGTAGTTTGAATATAATAGTTTTCATTCCACGCATCATTACGCTCTTTATTGGCTGT